GTTAAAACTCTCACTCTGAAGACGGATGACCATTAGTGATGGGCAAATTTACAAACGCGTTATCACGTATTGGGAGAGGATTCAAAAATGTGGTTACTTCTGAAACTACAAGAAAGATTGTAAGTAATGTAGGAAATGTGGCTATGCGTGCGCTCGAAAGTGAAGTCGGGCAAAAGGTGGTAGCTGGAGTTGTGCAAGGAATAGCAGAAGCATCAATTTCTGATGTGGATACAGGGGCGGCTGTGAAGCGTGCTGTGATAGGCAATGTGCTGGGTATCCATGATCCTCCTATTGATCCATTGAATCCTGGAGAACAATTATTAGCAAATAGGATACGTGAGATTAATGGAGAAATGAAAGCAATAGAATCATTTGATAGACATTCTGCTGCCGTGCAGAGGAAACTGAACACATCAATAGAAAAATTAAATAAGGTAGTTAAAAACACAGCTGAAGCAACGTTAGAAGAAGAAGATCAAGTAGGGAATTTAGATGTAGCGATGCGATCAATGTTAGAAATTACGGAGCATGAGACTAAAAATTTACAAATGTTACATGAGGCTTTAGGAAAAGAGGCGCGCTTACGTAATCGTGAAGAAAACAAATTAATTGAGGCCATGAAGCTAAATTATCAGGCTATGGCGAATACCGTTAAAGCGGAAAAAGACGCTATAATGGAGGAAGCAATTGAACAGATTGTCGATATAGGAGGGGAGATCGCTGAACATCTTGCCGCTGAAGCGCCATTAGTAGGAGAAAGTATAGCTGCTGGAATGGCAACTGCGAGAGGAGTCCAACAAATGTATAAACTGAACAAGACTATCAGTAGGATTTCTGGAGTTCCCGTGCCACATATCGAATTGCCGGCGATATCACCTGTAGCTGTAGACACTTTGTTCAACAGTGAAGCTATAAATGAATCAACTTTACAGAAGGTTATAAATTCAAAGTTACGGCATATTGAGGAGATAAAGAAGGAAGTTGTTCATTTGAATGAAGTGTTAAACACGGAGTTAAAAAAGAAGAGTGTTGAAGAGAATAGAAAGGTTGGAGTACCTGAGAACACTGTACATCATGTAGTCAGATCGCAGTTTCATGTGCCACGAACAAAGAGACCTGGAGTACATATCTATACAGCACCATATGATAGCGAATACATATTGATTTTATTATTTGTCTCTCCATATTCTATTCATCGAAGCTTTATGGTCTGTGTTGATTTGGCGATTGATTTTGTGTATTATAATGATATTGCACATGGTGGCACGCGTGTACATAAAGGTCCTAAGGGTGCGAGTGGGATGCTTAATTTCCGTAATGGATGCAAGGATTTCTTCAAGGAATCGGCGAGTCATGCTGGAAGTACGAGGATGCACAGTGAAAGATTGTTGAGAAGTGCGGGAGGGGAGCCAATGTACATAACTTCAATGCAGTATCCTTATAGTTTTGTGCAGACTAGAAAACATGCTGAGGTGTTTTGCAAGAATCCTGAAGTACAGAAGCACATTTTACGAGGTCCGTTAAATATGCAAAGGACGAGTGTACTCAATGCAATTTTTCATGGAGTTACGCTGGTTTCGATGGCAAAGTCGAGAAGTGTGCAACAGGGAACGCGTGTGCAGAGGCCCAGGAGCTAAAGAGTCATCACGCCATAAGCGAGCACGTCAAGAGGAGGGTCTAAGGATAC